TAGACTTGTCGCGCATCTGGCGGAGCAGCGGGTCATACTGAGCCTTGAAGTACTCATACTCCGCCATGGCCACAGACGCGCTGGCCTTATCAGAAGCCGATGGCTGGTAGTCAGCTTTCTTAGGCTTAGAACTCATTATAGGCGCCTCGAATAAACTATCGTTTCTATGTCCCACCCAGCGCCGGTCAAATGCTCCTGTAACGCTGGTACACCTGATCTCGTTTCAATCTTAGCGAACCCTGCTTCGCTGGCCGCTCTGATAAAGAAATCTTGGTGCTGCTGTACTAAGTTTGTACCCCGCTTTTTGGCCCACGCAAGCCATAAAAAACAGGTTCGTTCTTGTGTGAACGGGTCCGTCTCTCCCGTCATCACTACAAAACCCTCATCGGTTATCCAGAGAATGGCCTCTCTACTAATGCAAGCCTTGTATACATCCTCCGGTACAAATGTCAGATGTGGGTCTTGCTTCAGTATCTCCTCAACACCTCGTTTTACCCAGGGCCACTCCTCACGGATGTCGCCCATTACGGGTCTAGCCGGACTCCCGTCCGTACCGGTTACGTCGCTTTGCGACTCCGGAGTAGATTCCGCCATATTTCACCATCCTAGATACGTTCGTGTCTGCGTGGCGCCCTCGACGTTCTGCCTCAACGATTCCTTCGTTGAACAGAGAGCCGTACACCTGCGCCCCTGCGTAGTCCGTCCACTCTTTACTGGGCAGCCGAAGCAGCCGGTACAGCGCCCCGTAAATAATCGTCTCACGGTAATCAGACATAAGTTCGTCGTCTGACGACAAGGACGTCTGCGACGGCTTTAGTTGCGCCCGCAAGATGGTGCTGCTGGCGATGGTCTCACCAGGCACCGGCACGAGATGGAACAAGGACTGAGACACCTTTACGTAGTACTCAGGCGTACCTTCGTAACCGGTTTCGCGCCACCGGGGTTTCCGCTGCTCAAGGAGCTGGGTCGTGATCGGCTCAATCTCCCGGCCCTTGTGCGTGACCCAGAGGATCTTATGCACAACAGACCCGGCGGGCGGCTCTAGGTCATACTCAAACACGTTGGCAACAGTAGTCACCGGGTCGAGTTCTGCCTGATAAACCGCTGCTTTCTCACACAGCTCGATGGCCGAGGCCCGGATGTTGTTCTCGATCATGGTGTCGGAACAACCCGGGACCATCGGGATGATGTCAGGCAGCAAGGCCTCGTAGGGCGTAGCCATAAGTCTTTACCCAACCGCTCGCGGCGGAGCAACTGCGTTCGACATGTTCGGCGTCGTCAGAGCATCAACCTGCCCCTTCCCAGTCACGGAGGTCGTGAAGATCTGGAAGTGTGAAGCCGCGCGCTGGTTGTTACCTGCGTACTCTGCGTCCTTCATGTACGCCATGTAGAGCACGTAGTTCATCACGGCGTTGGCGTAGATGTCAGGAATATCGAGGTTGTCACCCTGGGCCACCGTGGAAGGGTTGGCCGAGTAGATGATCTCAAGGTACGCATCACCCGAAACGCCTGGGTAGACGTAGAAGTTACGCGGGTTCTGCTCGTCGTAGATGTAGTGCTTCACGATATTCGTGTGAGCCGCGTCACCGCTAACGAGGGGGTCATGCCAGTCGGGGGTCTGGGCGTCCAAAACCTCCCGCTGCACAAGACGGACAGAACGCTTACCCGTACCACCAGAGGCCGCGGACATATTGCGGACAGCGCGCAGAAGGCGGTTCCCATCGCTGGGAATGTCCTGCTTGGTGCCGTCAACGAGCGTAATGGTGGTGTTTTTTGCGGAAGCGTCGGGCTTGAGAAGAGCGATCTCACGCTGGGCGTCATTGATCCAGAGCACGAGTTCGCCAACAACCGGCCACCGGACACCAGTGGTGTCTTGGAGAGTAGTTTGAACGCGGTCAATCACGCTCTGAACTGAGACTGCCATAATCTACCTCTACGAGTTGAGGAATGCCTCCCAGCTCTTCTCTCGCTCCTCCGTTCGCACAGTGCGCCCGGCGACTCGATTTACTGCAGCTGCTTTAGGCGTTCCATCCGATTTAAAATCTTCCGGGTCACCCTTGTCGACCAGCTTCTCCATAACTTGAAGCAGGTCTTCGGAGGTGTTTACCTCACTTTCAATTGTAAGCTCAATTTCTTGAGCCGGTTCGGGGGCTGGTTTGGCCTCCGCAACCTGTTTAGCACCCATCGTCATAGCGATGCTGCCGATGCTATCTGAAACTTCTCTGGGCTCGCCTGCCTTAAAGAGCACCACTGCTCCGCTAAGCGTCGATACCCGCAAATCTTTATCGCAAACGACCTTCATCTTTACTCCTTAAAGATGTTACCCCCTCCGAAGAGGGGGTAACGGTCACTCATCTTACTGAGCGGTGTCGAGGCAGATAACCCCGAAGTCTTGCACGGAGCCGCTGACATCGCTGTTGAACTTCGGCTTACGAAGACCAAAGATCTTGCCGATGGAGATACCGGCTTGGTTTTCGTAGTCGAAGGTGTCTTCAACGATCTCAGGCAGACCGATGTCGGCCATGCCGAGTGCTTGAGCACCGCAGAAGAGTGCGCGAGCACCTTCCACATCTGCGTTTGCACCCCACTTGTAGCCGGGGTCGCCAGCTTCAGCGGACGTACCGGTCGTTGCGCCAGAGGTGTTAAACACGTGACGGAACTCGTGGATCATCACACCGTCAACCATCAGCGAGCTGGTGCCAGCGAAGAGCTGGTTGTTCGGCCCACGGATGCCTGCGTTGCGGACGTTGGCGAGGAAGTCGCTATCCAGCTTGAGGTCAGCCATTTGCTTCGGCGTGACGAACATGTGGAAGATTTCCTCGTTGCCTGCGCCGCGGATACCACGGATGTAGTTGTCCTTAGCGAAGGCCTTCAGGTCCACGATGTGGCGGTACTTGATGACGTCGGTTGCCTCAAGAGCCGTCGTGTCGCCTGCGACGAGCAGGTCACCGTCGGTACGGAGGTGACGGTCGCTGGTCGGAGCGGACACATCGGAAGCGAACTCAAGGTCCACCAGCTCAAGGCCGGTCGTACCAGAGGTCGGGCGGAGGCCACCGTTGGTCTTGTGGGTGTAAGCAACACCGGCCAGCGTCAGGAACGCAAGCTGGTCCATCCGGTCAGCCATGGCATAGGCCAGAGCGTCGCGGCTGGTCTCACGGAAGTTCACCACGGACTTCTGATCGGCCAGACGACCGGCGATGCGGTTAGCAAAGCGGAGCTGGTCGAGCTCAATCGTGATGTCGTAGGAACGCAGTGCTTCTTCGTTCCCTTCCAGGGTGTTGTCACCGGTCACACCGTCGCCGGTCATGTCGGCAAGCAGCGTCAGAACAGCACGCGTACCTTTGTCGGAACGGGTGAGTTCGGTGATCCGTTGGATCATTGCGTTAGAACCAGAACCTGCAAACTGGTTCACGAAAGACATGTTGCGAGCAACACGCCAGAAGTCGCGACTCCACGCGGTAAGCTGTTCGGAAGTCAGCGACGCAAAGTTAGTAAGAGCCATGGTAGGCCTCCTAAATTATTGTCGATGTTATGCAGCAAAATAGCTGCCGTACCCTTCGTTTTCAGCCGACTTGTGGAGCGGCTAACCCGTTCCCCGTATCGTGGGGCAACGACTTAGCGCGTATTTACGAGGCGCGACCTCGGCATGTTTTACGCCGATGCGGGCGAGGACGTTTTTAACGTGTGCGACACGGCCCGATATCGTACGGACGGACGAATATTGCAATACTAGTAACTGTTTCTAATAAACACAAGCTATCTGTAGCGGGAAGTTTTTTTAGCGGGCTTTTTATTCACTTTTAGTAGCCTTTCTTTTTCGCCATCTTACGGCTAGGTGCGGCTTTAGCACGCTTCAGGCACTTACCTGCTTTTTTGCACTTCATGGGGCTGGGGCACGTTGCGCAAGGTTTCATAGCACTACTCCTACCATTTAACTTTATCGGCCCAGTAGGCCGCGCTCATTTTACCCTTTTTAATATTACGTGCGTGTCGAGCTTTAAACGACGCCCGCTTCTTCTTCATACGCTCCGACTCACCCGCTTTTGGTTTGCCAGCGGTGCTCGCCCCCTGTTCACCAAAGCGAATAGTTTTAACCCGGTCGCCCTCTTTAGCCACGACAACGTGGCTCTTTTTAGGGTGGTTAGGCGTCCGCTTCGGCTTGTTATAGCCCGAGACTCCTGCTCGGGCTAACCGTGGGTCTTTTTTCCGCTCGGCCATTGGCCTGCTCCTTTATAGGATGTCGCCCCTGAGGCGCTTCAGCGTGGCCTCTGGGAGCGCTGAGAACTCTTCCTCAGTCATGTTAGAGATGTCAGCTACACGCTCTCCACGGGACGCAGAGGACTCCCCAGGCAGCTCCGGGGGCTGTGCTTCTGCTGCTTTGAGCTTACGGCTGACTTCTGAGCGTCGTTTTGCCACTTCGTCCACCTGTTTTGGCGCTGCTTTTGTAGCAAGCGAGGGTGCGTCAACGTCTAGACCATACTCTTTAATCACGTACTTTGCGGCCTTCGACAGCGCTGCAACGGCGTTTTCACCCTTAACAATGAAGGCGTCGCGCAAATCGATGACTTCCTGGGTGTACTCTTCGCTGTAATCGGGGCTAGAACGGTCAAAAACCGGGAAATTAGCCTCCAGATCGGCTGCAGCCTGCTGCAAAGCGGTCATCTGCTGGTTCTGAGTGACCTTTTGCTCCATTTTCTGGGCCATTTCGTACTCAATCTGAGCCCGTTCCGCCCGACGCATCTCCGCACGGAGCGCTGCAGCCTTCTGAGACTCCCCATCCAGCAGTAAGTTCTGGTATTCGATCTCTTTTTCTTCGAAATCGTAGGTTTCAGGAGCGTTTTCTACCTGCTCCTTAGCCGCCATCAGGTCATCCAGCTGCTTTTGCAGCGCTTTCTGCTTAGCGAGTACCTCATCGAGCCGTGATTTCGGCACCATGGGCTTCTTCTGCTCGCGTTCTTCCCCAATTTCTGGCTCTTCAACCTCGATTTCGGGCTCTTTCCCAAGCGCAGACGGCTCTTCAGCCTCTTCTTCTGCTACTTCCGGCTCTTCAGGAGCTTCTTCAGGCTCAGCCTGCGCCGTTTCCACCTCTTCTTCGCCCTCAATTTCCGGTTCCGGAGCCGGTTCTGGCTCCTGCCCAAGGCCAAAGTTCATGTCCAACCGGTCGTTGGCGCCTTCCTCAAGCTGGTCGGCTCCCGGCATGCGGTCGAAAGTTACTGCCTTGTCCTGAGCTTCGCTCATGTCAATCTCCTATTGATTACGGGGTCCGCGTATTCGGGATGTTTACCGGCTGCGGTCGTTGAGGCTGCTGCTTAGCAGCCGTCTGCATCGCCGTAGCAGCGATTCGAGTAGCCGCCGCAGTCTCTTGCTGCGAGCGACGGGTCTGGTTGGTGAGATCTGCAAGCTCACGCCGCAAGTCGAGCTCCTGCTGCTTCATGGCCATCTTGCTCTGCAGCTCGGCCATACGTAGCTGCGGGTTGACCTCTGCGGTGTCCTGCACCTTGGCGATGTTGATCGCGGCCTCGGACTGCAGCTTCTGGACCTCTGCCTGCAGCTTACCCAGCTCAAGCTGCGCCTGCTGCATGGCCATCTGCGCCTGCATGGCCTGGACCTCTGCCTGCTCAGGCGTCGGCGGCTCCTGACCCGTGAGCGCACGAATGCGCTTAGCCAGCTCCTGCTTACGAGCCAGGTGGCTGTACTCAATGATGGCGTCGTCAGGAATAGCCACCCCGATTTGCCGCATGTTGAGCGCTTCAGCGAACTGCACCTCGTCGAAGCTATCACGGGCCGGAGCCGTTGCTATCACAACGTCATATTCCCCTAGGGTCAAGTCGTTGACGATGCGGCCCTCGGGGGTCATCTCGTTGATGACCATGGGCTCACGAGGCTGAAGCGGGTCATCCTCGTTGGTGATCATGATGATCCGCTGCTCGGTGTAGAAGCTCTGGATGAGGTTCAGCACCTTCTCGGCCAGATAGTGGCGGGCCTTACGCAGGTTATCCAGGGGCACCTGAATCATGATAACGCCACGATTCTGCTTGGCCTGGATGGCTACGCCGGACACCTCAGCGCTGTCCGACCCCAGCATGGAGTCGTTGATGCCGCTGATGGTTTTGATGTTCAACGCAGCTTTCTGGCTAATCCGGTCAAGACCGGTAGGGATTTGGTTGGGCGGGATCTTAGAGGGCGGCTGCGAGCCGCGGTTATATTCCAGCACGAGACCTGTCTCAGCCCCGTGCTCCTCTAGGTCGTCTGCCGTCATCCCGACCAACGAGCCGCTTTCGACGACCCACCCGCTGTTAGCGGTAGTGTTGACGATGTGCAGCTCCTGGCTCGCAATCTTGTTCAGCTGCTCCTGGGGAGACAGCAGATTGCGGACCATCCCGAAAGGACGACCACGGCGGAAGTACGCGAAATAAGGAACAACTGTGAAGTCATTGTAGGGCGACCAATCGTCGTGCAGGACCACCTTGTCGCAGGTCACGGTCCAGCGAACGCGGCGCTTGACCTTGGAGATGATGTTTAGCTCGTGCTGCTTGGCGAACTTCTTCGCTTTCGCATCCGACCAAGCCTCGGGCACATCTCGTTGGTCGCCCGTAAGCGGGTCCACGTAGCAGTCGACGCGGTGCATGCGCCGGTGCTGTCGCTCAATGACCCGCAACGCGCGCACATTCCGGTATTCATCATCCCCAGGAACGCCCGCCCCAAAGTAGTCGTCAGTTTGATCAAGGTCGCCATAACGAGTTTCTTCGTACTCGATCGAGTCTCTCCCGAAGCTGTTGCCGTTCTCTGCGATGAAGCGCAACTCTTCGGCTTTTTTCTTCCCGTACAGCTCTTCGATTTCGTCGAGAGTCATCCATTTGGTTTCAAAGACCTCGTTCCACGTTTTGGGATCGTAGTCCTTGGCGTCCGGATCGATAAGAATGTCCAACGGATCTTTAGCCACGATCCGGATTTCGCCTTCCACATGGTCACTGAAGTCCATGCGGACGTCAAAGAATCCACGACCGTCCATGATGAGGCCGTCGCTGAACACCTGCTGCTCGACCCAGTCGAGCTTGTTGTTGTCCGCGATCTGCATGTACAGCTTGGTCAGCGTGTTAGCTACGTCGCTGTCGCCATTGCGCCGGGGCTTGAAGCGCACATCTGCACGGCGCGTGGACTGTTCTCCAAGGACCGTGTTCACGGTCGGGAGGATGGTGTTGATGGTCAGGGCGGGACGGCCCTGGGCCTCAAGAGCGGAGAGGTCCGCTTCGTCCCACTGGTCGCCGCGATAGTAGGCGTCGCACTTCTTGGCCGTTTCAATGTACTCAAGGTGACCGTTGTCACGGGCTCGGATGTATCGATCCCACTGACGGCTGGCGACTTCCTGTTGTTCGCCGGGGGTCATACGCTTAGCACTTTTAGTTATAGCCATATCACGCACTCATCGCTGGCCCATCTTTGGCGGCTGGCCAAGAGATGGTGATCGGTTATTAAACTCCTGCCGGATCTTCTCAAGCTCAGATCGAAGAGCGGGGCCCATTGGCAACCGGTCTCTTGACCAGTTAGCCATGGTAGGAAGGTCCTTATCCCCTGCCAGTGCATACCCGCCGATAACTTGGTCAAACCTAGATACAGTATGCCATTTATCAAAGGGCCGCGTTTCCCGCTGGGCAGCTGGAACGTACTCCCCGGTCTCTGGGTCGGGCGCTTTCCCGGTGACGATATCGTAAGAGCGGCGCGCCCACTTCATATACTCAGGATCATTAAGAGCTGTATCGAGCAGCTTCTTATGAATCTCCGGCTCCTTCAGCTTAAGGAGGTGAAGAGACTCAGCCATAGCCATCTTTTCTTTCGCGCGACCCTGATACTTATCTTCGTTAATAAAAATGATCGGCTCGCCCGTAGGTGAGTCCTCGCCATACTTAGTCTCAGAATGCGGACCGGTATACGGGCGAATCTCTACGTCTTTCATTAAGCGATCAAATAGCCCTGGCATATCACGCACTCATCGCTGAACGTTGGCGAGGCGTCTTACCAAGGTATTCGAGCCTATCTCGCC